GAAGTGGGTTTCACCCGTGGGGTGAAGTGGGTTGCACCCCTCGGGTGAAGTGGGTTTCACCCGTGGGGTGAAGTGGGTTTCACCGGTGCAACCTGTTTCGGGGGTGCAATGGGTTTCACCCCTCTCAACCGTTGCGTCCATTGGGGTTTCGCCCTTTTTGGTCTTCGGGAACAGCTTGTAGACGACCGGTCGGCGTCCCTTCGCGTATTTGGCCACGAGTTTCTGGTCGCCCTTGCGGATCAGACGCATCTGTTCGAGCTTCCTCAACAGCAGTTGGATGCTGCGTTCGCTTTTCTCCGTCTCCTCCGCCATGGTCTTCACGCTCGGCCATGCCATGCCCTCGTCGTTCGCGTAATCCGCGAGCACGATAAGCAGCAGTTTCGCCGTGCTGTCCCCATGCAATCGGGTCTTCTTGGCCTTCGCCACCAGTTCGATGCTCACGGCTCCGCCCTCCTGATCTCCACATCGGTCACATGGCACGAATCGTCCAGCAGGGCCAGCATGTCCGAGAGCAGCATCGGCGTGACCCCCGCACCCACCTCGGCGCGTGAATCCACCACGAGACGCTCCACGCTCACCGGCGCGTCATCGCCGTTGCGCACCCTGATAACCACTTTCGTGTTCACTGCTCCAGCCCCTTCCTCTCCGCGTCCGACACCGCGTAGCCGGCCGATTCCAGCACCTCGTAGTAGGCGTTCAAACCCTTGAGGTCGCACTGGTAGGCCTCACGGTCCCACGTGTCCGCGTCTATCGCGCCCTCCCTGCGGGCCAGCAGGAGCAGCAGAAGCTCCACGCCCCGACGGGAGGGAATCGACTGGCGGCGGCGCAGCTCCAGGGCGTTCTCCGCCACGTTGAGCGTGTACACGCCATGCTCCGGGTCCTTGTCCACTACCGGCAACGGTTTCGCGAACGAGGAGTACGCCTTGACCACGCGGGTCCACCCGTTCGAGTCCAGGCTCGTGCCTCTCATCGAATCGCCCACGCCCATCAGCTCCAACAGGGTCAGGCGTTCCGTCATGTCGCGCAGCGCGTCCGCCTTCAACACGGGAACGGTTGTTCGGATCCATTCGCAGCGCAGTTCGGCCGACGCCTGGGCGAGCTCCCTGACCTTGTGGCGGCGCTCCCGTTCCATCCGGCGTTTCGCTTCGGCCTTCCCGTCTTCCCTCTCCTCGGCTGTCTTCTTCGCCGGCGTGTAGGCCACGACGCTTCCCTCGTCGTCGAAGATGCGGATGACCGCGCCGGGGTGCTTCCCCTCGGCCTGCCAGTCCTTCCACTGCTTGGAGAACGGGCCGGGATAATCCTGGGCGAGACGCCGCTGCCTCTCGTAGCCTGTCGGGTTCGCCCACATGTCCTCCGGTTTGAGGTTGTCGGGCAGCATGGGCAGATTGTTGGATTCGGCCCACAGGCGCGCGGCCTGCACCCATTCGCGCCGGTCGCGTTCGCGGCGCAGCCGGTTGCGCTGCCATTCGAAATCATTGGAACCGGCCTTGGCGGCGAGCATGGCCTGCGCCTTCTCGTCGCCGTCGAATTCCGCGATGTCCTCCAACTCGGAGAGCGACAGTTGGGCGAACGCGGGCGACGCCTCGCGCACCGATCGGGGGATGGACGCTATTCTCAGCCGGCCGCGCACCAGTCTCATGCTGCGCCCGGTGCGTTCGGCCATCTCCTTGACCTTCACGCCCAAGTCCAGGAGCCCCTGATAGCCGTCGGCCTCCTCCAACGGGGTCAGGTCCACGCGCTGCGTGTTCTCCACGAGCATCAGCTCGCGTTCCACGCGCGCCGACAGCTCCTCCACGCGGCACGGCACCATGTCCAGGCCGGCGAGCCTGGCGGCCGCGAGCCTTCGATGCCCGATGACCACGCGGTACATGGGCCTGCCGCCCCGGTCGCCGGACGGGGTGACCAGCAGTTCCTGTTTGATGCCCTGCGCCTTGATGCTGTCCGCCAGCTCCCTTACGTCGCCCACGTCCCTGCGCGGATTATGCGGGTTCGGCTCCAGTTGGGAGACGGGAATGTCCACTATGGATATCGACATGAAAATCCTCCTTTAGAATTCCGGGTCGTCCGGCCCATCGGCCGGAGGAGCGGGCTGGCTGGAGGCCCACGGATCCTGCTCCGGCGATTGCGGTTGTTGCGGTTGGCCGAACGGGTCGTTGGCGGCTGGTTGCGGCGCGTCCTGCTGCCAGCCCGACTGTTGCGGATTGCCGTACGTGGAGCCGCCCGAATACGACTGCTGACCCTGTTGGTTGTTTTGGAGGCCGTTGGGCTTGGACTGCTTGGCCACTGCCGCGACCGCGTAACGCAGGCTCGGGCCTATCTCGTCCACCTGCAGTTCCACGATCGTGCGGTTCACCCCGTCCTGCGCCTGGTAGGAGCGTTGCTGCAATCTTCCCGTGACGATCACGCGCACGCCCTTCTTCAACGATTGGGCGATGTGGGCGGCGAGGTCGCGCCATGCGCTGCAGCGCATGAACAGGGCCTGACCGTCCTCGTACTGGTTCGTCTGACGGTTCCACACGCGCGGCGTGGAAGCAACCGTGAAATTCGCGACCGTCGCCCCGGTGCCGATCGTGCGGATTTCCGGGTCCGCCGTCAGGTTGCCCACAATGGTGAGCGTCGTCTCTCCGGCCATCACCTACTCCTTCTGAAATGTTTCTTGTCTGCGTATTCCACGACCGCCGAGACCCTGCGCGACGGCCGGTCGACCGTGATGACACCCGGCTTCGGCACCAGATAGATGCGGGGGTTACGCATGTCCGTGTTCAAATCAGCCAGACGCTCATAGAATTCCTCTATGAGCTCGCCGGGCGTCATGCGCATCCCCTCGTCCGTTATGGGCGCGGTCAACGTTGCCGTGCCCATAACGGCGTCTCCGGCGTTAACGTGAGCCCGGCCTCGTGGATGCTCAGTCCGATGAGGCTCGCCAGCGACTGCCGGGTGGGATATGCGGTCAGGATGTCAAGGTTGGTGAGCAGCCGGTCCGCGACCGCAAGCCACATGTCGTTCGGCACGTCAGGCGTAGAGGCGCTGCTTGCGCGTCTGCTTGTTGATGCGGTCAAAACGGGCCACCTCCTCGACCTCGAAGCCCAGCACCTGCATGGTGTCGGGGTCGGTGACCGGCGTCGGCCCCCAGCCTCGCGTGAGCTTGTTCTGGATGGTCTTCTTCGCCTTCCCGTAATGTTCGGCGAGTTGTTCCACCGTCATCAGGTTTGGTATCGGCGCACTCATTGGGGTATCCTTTCCAGTGGAGTTTCTTTCTTCGACCCCGTGCCAGCGGGGGCTTTTCCTTTTTTGCGTAACCTTGCGGTCGTGGACGGCGATGGAATCGCACCATCTCCCGGCCGTTGCCCACGGGTGACGAGTCCCGTGAATCTTGGCCGGGGGCAACTTGCAGCCGCCCTTATGGCGGACGACGGAAGAACAGGAAAAACGTCGTCCACCGGTGCAAGAAAACTGACACCGTATCTGTCAGTTGTTTTTTCAGTTATCACGAGGGTTATTCGGTTTTCCTTCCGCTATGCCAGACGGTTTTCCACGCCATCCGGCAAGACTTATTCGACGCCCGCCTCGCTCAACACGAGGCACAGGAGCCGCAGGGGAACGAAACCGAAGCCCATGAGCGCGGCCACCCCGTTCTCGATGGGATGCGCGCACCCCATGTGCGTCATCACCCAGCCGACGCACACCGCGAACACGAGGGCCCAGAATATGAGGCGACGTGTGAAACCACGCGACGGTTCGGCGTTCTCCGGCTCCCGGTAGCCACTCGCGTGATGCCCATACTCCGTGCTGTTCATGGTTCTCGCCTCACTTGGGTTGGATGAGGGTGTTGGATCCCTCGGGGGTGACGATCAGCTGGTCGGCATTCTGCAGGGCGTCGATGTAGTGCTGTCTGAGCACGTTGTCCGTCAGCGAGTCATTGAGCACCTTGTTGGCGTCGGCCTCGCCCTGCGCCTTGATACGTTTGGTCTCGGCCTTGGTCTTCTCGACCTCCTGCTCGTTCAACGCCTTCTGCTTGTCGATCTCGGCGGCCTGCGCCTCCGCGTACTTCGAGGTGATGGACTTCGGGTAGCGAACCTCCTGCACCGACACCTGTTCGACGCGCAGACCCATGCCCTTCCATTTCGCGGTCAACGCCTTCTGAATGGCGGCGGTGTACTTGCTGCGGTCGGTCAACAATTGGATGGTGTCGAACCTGCCGGAGACCTCGCGTGGCACGCTGCGCACGTCCACCGCCGCCACCGATTTGACGAACGTGGTCTGCTTGCCGTAGTCCTTGTACAGGTCCATCGCGTACTTCGGGTCGAGCGAATAGTTGACTTGGATGTCGATGTCCGCCTGCGCGCCGTTCTTGTCGTTGACGGTGACCTGCGGGCCGCGTGCGGAGCCGCCGTCGTAGTCCTCCTTGCCCTTGGCCACGTAGCTGATGACGTTGTTGCGGGTGTCGTATTTCACGGTGGACTGCCATGGGAGCTTGCCGTGGAAGCCCGCGTCGGCGGAATAGCCGGCGATGGAGCCTCCCATGTTCTTCAACACGACGACCTCGCCCGCATCCTGCGAATACAGGCATGCGGGAATCATCAGCAGACCCGCCACGACGATGGTGGTAAGGCCGGAGCCCATGCCGTCGCCGCCGTTGGCGAGCGCGACGGCGATGAAACCGGCCCCGACAAGTAGGAGAATCATTGAGATAATGAACCAGAGCATTGGTTTTCCTCTTTTCGATTGGGATGGGTGTTATGGGAGTTGACCTCGGCGGGCTTGTCGCAAGCGGCGTGGTATCCGCAGTGGTGGCGATGGTGTTCAAATATTTCGATCGTCCCCATTCGAGGCTCGTGGCTACTGGTCTCAACATGGTTGTTCCCGTGGGCCACGAACGGGACTGGGATGAGGCCGGAACACCGGTTAGCATCACGAATTTCGGCACCGGGAGTGCCTATAACCTGCATTTTGCCGGCTCTGACTGCATCGTTTCGACGGTGCGGCCCGCAGCCCATCCCATGGATTTGCCACGTGACGAGAGTTATAGGGAGAGTCTGGAACCGGGCAAGAGCTTCATCCTGCGGATTCATGGGTGGAAGGGCGAGGATGACGGCAATCCGGTCATTGTTCTGACCCATGATCGGTTTCCTTCCGTTCCATGGCTTCGCTGGCTGCGGAAGACCTATCGTTGGCCGCTCGCCACGCTGCAAGTTGAGCACGGCCTTTCCGCTCGTATATATGCCCCAGAATCGATTCCGGTATGGCGGCAATTATTGGGAGCGATAGGAAAATATGAACTGCGAGCCAGGCAAGAAGCACTCCGCGGAGAGCGTCACCTTCGCCCCAGTTCAGAGCAATCAAAACAATGAAGCCACCCTCAATGACGCAGAATCCGAAACCGTATGCGCGCATCACGCCACCTCCTTATCAGCGAGCGCAGATTTGGCTTCGGCTTTGGCCAAAATCGATGAGGGAAGATCTCCTGCAAGTCGGGCGATTTGAATGAAGTCGCTCAGTCGCATGTCTCCATTGCGGAACTTTTTGCTGACGGATTGGCGACTGACCTGCATTTCGCTTCCGAGTTCAGTGTTGGTAAGTTCTGCAGCAAGTTTTGACCGCCGAAGTTCGGCGACCGCTTCGGCCGCTTCGGCGTTTGCCTGCTGCTTGCTGTAATTACTTATTTCCATGCTTCAAACTGTAAATAAGTAATTACTTATTGTCAACTTAAAACCTACGGCGTGTCATCATTTATTTACGACCTATGCTTAGGGGCATGGCAAAGAAAGCAAGAGAATGGGAAGTGTTCGATATAGAGGTCGCTGAATACTTTTCCCAATTAAGGGAAGAAGAAGATCCCATGCCATCATTTCGCGTTATCGGCTCATCAACTGGCATGAGTCATACGAGGGTCGCCGATATCCTCAAGCAGCATGGCGGAACGCCAACGCTGAATGAGTTTATTTCGCTCTGCCGCTTCTTCGGGAAAATCCCTTCAGAAATAATGAAGCTTTTGGAAAATGGGCATCTTGTTGCTATCCCATCGGATGTGCTTGACGAGGTTAATCGCGAAAACCTCATTGCGGAAACCGTGAGCCTGACCAAGAGTGATCCAATGTCATTTGCTGCTTATCGTGATGGTCATAAGCATGACCCCGACCCGGATGGTGGTGCGTGATGAGACCTGTATTGCCGGTGCGCGCGCATGACAGTTACGGCGGGATGCGCATGGCCCTCTACCATGTTGCGCCGGAACTGACCGTGGGAAGCGCCATACTCCCCGGTGATCTGAACGGCGTATACAGAATGGACACCGACACCATCGTCATCGACCGGAGCATGACCTACACGAGGAAACGCTGCACCTTGGTGCACGAGCTCGTGCACCGAATGTACGGAGACGTGGGATGCGGATACCGCGAGCGCCGATGCCGTATGACCACCGCTCGACTCCTCATAGACGAGGACGATTACCGTAAAGCCGAAGCCATGTACGACGGAGACCCGTGGCTCATGGCCGAAGAACTGAATGTGACGCCGCAAGTCGTCAGGGATTATCAGGAATGGCTGCACGACAGTGTGGCCCTCTAAGAGAAAGAAGAAAACATTATGGCAGGATTCAATCTCGGCGCACTCGGGGACATGGCCAACAATGCCATGAAAAACGCCGTGGACGCGGCAAGCACCGCAGCGGCCAACAAGCCATCCAGCGTCGGCAACCTCATGAACGCCATGGCCGGCAACTACACGGAAATCAGCCCCGAACAGCTCGCCCAGGAGTACGGGCGTTTCCTGTTCACCGGCGAGACCATCTCGCACGGATACAAGCTCATCCGCGACGCCGTGGTGTTCACCAACCTGCGCATGATCTTCATCGACAAGCAAGGCGCTACCGGCGCGAAGATGAGGTTCCGCAGCGTGCACCTTGACAGCATCGTGGACGTGGAGGTGGAGACCGCTGGTGCCCTCGCAGACGATTCGGAAATCAACATCACTTATCTCAAGGACATCTACCAGCGTAAGAACGGGCCGGAGACGTTCGAAGAGATCAAACTCGAATTCCCGAAGACATTCGACGTGGCCACCCTGTACCGCTGGCTCGGCGACGTGTCAATCAGGAACCGTCAGCGCATCAACGCCTAAGCATCGTCCTACCGACCACTGAGGAAGAAGACAATGGGATTTAGGATTCGCAAGAGCATAAGTCTCGGCAAAGGGTTGCGGTTGAACCTCGGCAAAAGCGGAGTAACAAGCGTGACCATGGGCAAGCGTGGCGCGCCGCACGTGACCGTAGGCAAAGGCGGCACACGGTTCGGCACCCCGATAATCCCCGGCACCGGCATCAGCTACGAGACTAGGCTCGACAAGCCGTCAAAGAAGGCGAGAAGAAAGAACACGACGATGGGCAGCCAAAAGGAACCGGCATACACCCCGTCAACGTTCCCAACCCCAACGCAGCAGCTGCCCACCACGTCGGAACAGCCGATGGAGATACTGGCACCGACCGAAGTGCTGCAGCAGCCGCCAGCCACACCGACAACGCCTCCCCGAGACGGAGGGAATGGCGGAAGAAACGGACGACACGGTTCACACGGCGCGAAGAAACCATGGTACAAGCGCTGGTGGGGAATAACTATCATCGTTCTGCTGACCATCGGCGTCATCGGCTACATATTCACACCGTCCAAGGCCATCCCCGACGTCGTGGGCCAGACAGTTTTCGAAGCCAAGATTGCCCTCGAAAAGGAAGGCTTCAAAACCATCACTGTCACGCCCGACACCAAAGGTAAAGACAGGAAATGGAAAATCGAGGAACAGACGCCGGAAGCAGGGCAAAAGGAGAAGACCTCGACCGCCATCACGCTCACCGTAAAACGCGACAACTCAGATTTAGCGGACATAGTCAAAAAAGGCATGATGCTTGACAAGGCCATCAACGCCCTGACCGACGAAGGCTACTCCACCTCGGACTACAAGATCGAAAGCGACAGCGGCAAATCGGTCATCCTCTACTCGAACTGGGAGATTCTGTCAGCGGACAACGGCGTGATCCGAGTGCACAACAAGGCCGCCGACGAAGAGGCGGCCAGGAAGGCGGAGGAAGAAAAGAAGAAAGCGGAGGAAGAAGCAGCTCAGAAAGCAGAGGAAGAGAAGAAAGCCGCCGAGGAACAGGCTCGGCAACAGGCGGAACAACAAGCACAGCAGCAGGCCGCTGCTGAGGAAGCCGCACGGCAGGCTCAACAGCAGGCCGAGCAGCAACAAGCACAGCAGCAAACAGCTCCTCCGTCCATCGGAACGGTGCGCGGAGGCTCGTTCTGCAGCAGCGAGGGTTCAACCGGCACATCATCGGCCGGTAACATACTGACATGCCGAGTCGCCTCAGACGGCAGACTTCGCTGGATGAAATGAGAATTGCCCTGCCGGCGTTGCAGCGTCAGCAGGGCTGACTCTATAATCTGTTTTCTTCCGTTTTGGGCTCATTGAGAACAGATTCCGATTGTCTATATATAGATTTCCGGCGTTTTCGATACATAGAAGAGTAATATTCGTATTCCAAACATCGATACAACGCGAAACGAGGTGATAGGAGAGATGGACTACAAAAGCATCCGGCAGACCATCAACATGTCCCGGTCCACGGAGAAACCCACGGACGCCGCCCAACGCGAATACGAGTCACGGGTCAACGGATGGTCCACGTTCCGTTCCGGAATCACGTTCGACGGACACGAGATGTTCGCCGTATGCTTCAGGGAACTCGGCACGGCCCTCGACACCGTGAGGGAACTCGAAGGAAGCGTCGAATCATTGTGGAACGACCTGCCGAACATCGCCAAACGGGCCTACCTGTTCGACCTCATCGGAGCCGAGGTGCAAAGCACCAACACCATCGAAGGCGTGCACACCACACGCAAGGAGATAGCCGACGCACTGGAATCGGCCGCGGGCGAGGGCCCCCACAAACGGCTGACCGAATTCGCGAAACTGTTCCTCGGACTGTCCGGAGAGGACGGCGAACAGCTCGAACTGCCCCACGAGCTCAAGGACATCAGGAACATCTACGACCAGGTCACCGACGGCGAGATAGCCGACAAGGACAAACCGGACGGCATACTGTTCCGAAAGGGAACGGTCTCCGTGTGGGACGACGGCAACGGGCGCAAACTCCACGACGGCGCATACCCCGAATCGGAGATCCAGGTGCAACTCACCAAATGGATAACCCTGCTCACCGACTCGAACATACCGCCGGTGCTCCGGGCCGTGATGTGCCACTACGCCTTCGAATACGTCCACCCGTTCTACGACGGCAACGGAAGGACGGGGCGATTCCTGCTGGCATTGCAGCTGAGCAAGCATCTGAGCGTGCCCACCGCGATATCGCTCAGCCCCGTCATAGCCGACGCCAAAGGTCAGTACTACAAGGCGTTCGACGACGCCCAGTTCCCGTTGAACTGCTCCGACGTGTCCCTGTTCTGCTACCGGATGGTGAAGTTCATCATCACCGCGCAGAAAAACATCATCTCCGATCTGGGGAACAAATGGGGCTCCCTGAAGGCCGCCTACGACAAGCTCAACGACTACGCCGAACAGAAACGCCTGTCCGGCGACCAGAAGGACATCCTGTTCTACCTGCTTCAGATTGAACTGTTCGACAACAACCCGCAACCGGCATCTCGCAAGGAACTGTGCTCGTTTCTCGAAGCCGGGAACACCAGGCTCATGAGCTCCATCAACGCGCTCCTCGGCCTCGGCCTCCTGCAGGAACACGGCAAACGGCCGATACGGTATTCATTGTCAGAAACGGCCCACAGGCAATTCCTGCAATAGAAAAAAAGAATCGCCC